CTTATTGACAAGCACTATATAATAGTGTATGATATGAATGTAATTACAACACATTATGGCAAAAGGATTTACAGTAAAAGCAAAGACTCCTTCCACACAGAAGAAACCAGAATGGGACTACGATAAGGCAAGACAAATGATAAAAGGCAAGAGCGTTGTCTTTTGTTTACCTGGTAGAGGAGTATCTTTCACATTTTTAAAAGCATTTGTTCAACTTTGTTTTGACATTGTTCAATGCGGTGGGTCAATTCAGATATCTCAGGATTACTCTTCAATGGTAAACTTCGCAAGATGTAAGTGTCTTGGAGCAAACGTTCTTCGTGGTCCAAAGCAAATACCTTGGGATGGTAAGTTAAAGTATGATTATCAGTTATGGATTGATAGTGATATCGTTTTCAATAGTGAAAAGTTTTGGCAGATAGTATTAATGGATCAAGATATTGCTGCAGGATGGTATTGCACAGAAGATGGAAGAACAACCTCTGTAGCACATTGGTTAGAAGAGGACGATTTTCGTAGCAATGGTGGTGTGATGAATCACGAGACAATCGAAAGCATATCCAAGCGTACAAAACCTTTCACAGTTGATTATACAGGTTTTGGTTGGTTATTAATTAAGTATGGTGTTTTTGAGCACGAAGGTCTACCATATCCTTGGTTCGCTCCAAAGATGCAAGTCTTTGAGTCTGGTGAAGTACAAGATATGTGCGGCGAGGATGTCTCGTTCTGTCTTGATGCAAAGGATGCAGGTTTTGAAATCTGGTGTGATCCAAGAGTTCGTGTTGGGCATGAGAAGTCAAGAGTCATCTAATGTCTGATAAGTATAACATCTACATTCAGGACGAATGCAAGTTCTCAGATCTGAATCAGCATGAATACTTTGATATTATGGAAGACTTAGCAATTGAATATTATCAGACAGGTAAACCATTACCTACTGATATACGAACAGAAATACAAAAAGGAGATTAAATTATGGCAGTACGTACAAAAGTTGGTGTTCTTGGAAGAGAAGAAACCATTACAACCCCGAAAAAAACTCGTCAGGGGACAGGAAAACATACAAAATACTCGGCAACCTCGCGTAACTCGGCTCGCAAGAAGTACAGAGGTCAGGGTCGTTGAACTGTTGGCACTGTGGAACTGAGTTGATTTGGGGCGCGGATCACTCAATGGAGGATGTAAATGATGGAGAAGAGTCTGAATATGATTTCTTCTCAAATTTTACGTGCCCAAAATGTAATTCATATGTTGAAGTTTATCATCACAAATAATGTCTTGTTTAATTACGAATCTACCATCCTATGAAGTATGGGTAAGAAAAGAATATTTAACTGATCATAAGTATGGTCACGGTGAATTTGTCAAAGGAGTCTGGGTATCAGCGAAAAGTATACCTGGTCGGGCATTTTACTTTGAAACTTATTTACCAGAATATGCGGCAATGTTTGATAAATTGCCAATTTCCGCTTTTCTCTCGTCTCCGGAGATACCCGATCCTGATATGACACTTCATAACCTACAGTTTTGGAACTGTATGGACTATGGAGTCGTTGCAGTACAGAAACAATTCATCGGAAGTATGCATTATGAGGTCTATACTCGTGATTTTGGCACTCAAACAGGTACTTATATCTGTACTTTAGACAATTATCATCAAGATGTCGATGCAATTGACTACTCAACAAGCGAACAACCCGCTGAACATAAGTCTCATAACCTCTTAGAACTTGATAATGGGCAGTTTTGCCTCTATCCAAACAACAGAATGAGGATCTATGACAATAGTATTACCCCTGAGACACCTAAGATTCCTGATTTTAAGGTTTCAACGGTGTATTATCAGGTTGAAAACGGTCATGACCGTGATGGATTGGGTTCAGAAGAGAATTATTTCTGGAAAACGGCAAAAGAAAGGCAAAAACCCGATATTTTGTTGAATCAAAATGAAGTTGATACTGCGATTGGAGCAGGAAACACTGCAACTGGCACTGTTAACATTAATATTGAACCAGAATTGGGATGAAAAACGTAAAAAATGCTCATATGGGCACTCATTTACTTGCTGAAGTATATAATGTATCCTTTGATAAGTTAAATGACCCATTAAAAATTGAAGAAGTATGTATCAATGCCTGTAAAACTGAAAATTTACAGGTTTTGAACACTTATACTCATCAATTTGACCCTCAAGGAGTGACTTGCACCGTAACTTTAGGAGAAAGTCACCTTAGTTGCCATACTTGGCCAGAAAAAGGGTGTGTTGCCATAGATATCTTCACTTGTGGCAATAAAAATCCAAGAAGTGTTGCTTGGTGGGTGCTAAATTACTTTGATTCAGAAGATTATGTAATAACTGACATAAATAGATAATAAATAAACACAAAAATGACTGAAAATACCTCAAAATCTGATTCAAATCAAAAAATTTTAAAAGAATTGATGTATGATGATGGTCAACCTCTTTATCAAGAAGAAGAAGATCAAAAAGAATTGTTAAAAGAGTCATAAATAAATAAAAACTGTATAAAAAATGGCACTCACAAGGATATCAAGGTCTTTTAAGGACATTAGTTTGTCTTTTGAACCACATCCTGTGACAAAAGATCTTCCTGTTCTTAAAAATGAGAGAGCAATTATAAGATCTGTGAGAAATATTGTTGAAACGATTCCAACTGAGAAATTTTTTAATCCATTATTTGGTTCTGACGTATATCGTAGTTTATTTGATTTTGTTGACTTTGGTGCTGCATCAATTATTCAAGAACAAATTAAAACTTCATTAAAAAATTTTGAAAGAAGAATTGATAATGTCAAAGTCGAGGTGGAACCTCATCCAGATGACAATGAATTTGAAATTACAGTTATTTTTGATATTGTAGGTGAAGAGTTCCCTACACAAGAATTTTCATTCATACTCGAAGCAACACGATAAAAAATGCCTACTACAAAGTTTACAAATTTAGATTTTGATCAAATCAAAACTTCAATTAAAAGTTATCTGAGAGCAAACAGTGATTTTGATGGATTTGACTTTGAAGGATCAAACTTTTCTGTATTACTTGATACTTTAGCATACAATACTTACATAACAGCGTTTAATTCAAACATGATTGTTAATGAGTCCTTCTTAGACTCTGCAACGCTCCGTGAGAACGTTGTTTCACTTGCACGAAACATTGGGTATATGCCTCGTTCAAGGTCTGCTGCAAAGGCAGAGGTGTCTTTTAAATTAAATGTTGGTACAACCAATCCACCAGAAACAGTTGAACTAAAAAGAGGACTTGTTTGTGTAGGTAGTATTAATGACTCTTCTTATACTTTTTCTATATCAGAAAATATAACAAAACAAGTTGTAAATGAAGGTGATATTACAACTCCAAATTATGTTGTTAATTTTGAAAATTTAACAGTCAGTCAAGGAACTTTTTTAACAAAACAATTTAAATTTGACAATTCTTTGGATCAGAAATTTATATTAGATAATTCATTTATAGATACCTCTACAATTCATGTATATGTCAAAAAAGAGGGAGAGACTGGTTTAGGAAAGGAATATTTCATATCAGATGATATAAGTGAAATTGATTCAACATCAAGAGTTTTCTTTCTACAAGAAGTCCAAGATGAAAAATATGAGATTCGTTTTGGAGATGGTTTACTTGGTAGAAAATTAGGAACTGCTGCTGGAGATGATGGTACAATAATAACTGTTAATTATATTATATCTGATGGTGAAGAAGGAAATGGTGCTCAAAATTTTTCATTTTCTGGAAACTTAATTAATACATCTACAGGAAATTCAATTGATGTTACCTCTACACCACTTGTAACAACAATTGAAGCAGCAAGAGGAGGTTCCAATATTGAATCAATTGATTCAATCAAGTATTATTCACCTAAAATTTATTCATCACAAAATAGAGCAGTTACTCCTAGAGACTATGAAGCAATAATAAAAAAAATATTTCCGGAAACGGAGTCAGTTTCAATTGTTGGTGGAGAGGAACTTGATCCCCCAGAGTTTGGAACTGTGCAGATAAGCATCAAACCCAAAAGTGCTACATATATTTCAGACTTTACAAAGTCAAGGATATTATCACAACTTAAAAAATATAGTGTTGCTGGTATAAATCAGAAACTTATAGATCTTAAAATACTTTATGTCGAACTGGACATCGCTGCTTATTATAACTATTCTCAGGTTTCAACAGAAGATACATTAAGAAGTAAAATAATTAACTCTCTAACAAAATACTCTCAATCAGTTAACTTCAATCGTTTCGGTGGAAGGTTTAAATATAGTAAAGTGTTACAAGTAATTGACAAAACTGATACAGCAATAACAAGTAATATCACAAAAGTCATCATTAGAAGAGATTTGAAAGCATCATTAAATCAATTTGCTCAATATGAACTATGTTTTGGTAATAGATTTCATATTGATCCAAATGGATTTAATATCAAATCTACTGGATTTTTTATCGCTGGCGAATCATCACCTGTATATCTTACTGACATACCAAACTCAGATGGTGTAACTGGTGTTTTATCTATCGTCAAACCAATTGAAAATCAAGAAATAAGAGTTGTAAGTAAATCTGCTGGTGTTGTTGATTATATTCACGGAGAAGTTAAACTTACAACAATTAATATAATAGGCACTGAAAAAGAAAATGATAT